GATCGATTCTCGTTGCTGGTACCTTAAGAGCTCTATAAAGCTTTTTGATAAAGTACATTAAATCAGAAAGCTCACCTAAATTAGCTCCACCAGGAAGCTGTGTAACAGATGTACCTTCTGATCCTTGTCTCTTCGCAAACCAAAAGGCATCAAGCATCGATTGCGGGTTAAATTTCTTAACAACGTCAGATTGACCTAAGTCAAAGGTTTTACGTGACCAGTAGTTTTGAATAAGCTTGCGTAAATATCCTTCTGCTTTAGCAGGAGCCATATTACCGACATCTACATTAAAGACAAGACGTTCTGGTGCTCTTACTAGTCTATAAATAACAATTGCGTCTTCAACGAGAGATAATTGTCTGTAAGGACGTCGAGCATTTTCGAGGAAAGGTATTATGAAATTCTTTGTCTCATTGTATATACCAGAGTTAATATATACAACTTGATTCTCCTCCATAGGTATAAGCTCTTCCTTCTCTACCTTTGTATGATTATGAGGGCTAAATAGAGGTTTCTTGTAAATATACCCCTTAACAAGCATATTTTGTATGTTATTATAAACAGGGTCAATAATCTCCGCAGGTAAATTAATTACCCCTAGAACACCCTCTTTGATATAATCATCGTGAATAATAAGCTCAAAAAATACCTCACCTTCGACTAATAGCTGTCTAAAGTATTGCCAACCTTTATTTTTAAGATCAAAGTATTCGATAAACTTATCAAACTCTGCTTGTAATTCTTCTTTATCATCAACGGTTAAATCTATATTATCAAAAAGCAGTTTTGCAGCATCACCAGTATCATCTATATTAATCGTCTCGTCACAAATTTCATCTAACGCGTCCGCCACTTCAGAATAAGCAGCCATAATACGATAGTCACGAAGACGGCCTGGCTTATTTTTATCCAAACTAGCATACATAACATCACCAAAAGAACTATCTTTACCGAAGTCACCTATTGGTATGTTGTTGTAGGGGTTGGATGAAGATACAGATGTTTTAGCTAAAGCTTCAGATCGCCTCGTACCTGTGTCTTTGAAAACTTTATATTTAGGGTTAAGTTCGTCATTACCACCAACACCACTAGAATAAGGTAATCTATTTCCAATATATTGTACGAGACTTCTACCAAACGTAGAAGCGCGCCCATCATTATTAACATATGAGCTATTTTGATCTGATGTTGTATCTGCCATTACTTTTATTTATTTATTCTGCTATAAAGTAAACCCCACTAGTTGTACGAGATGAGGCCCACCCTGCAGGGTTATTAATGATAATATCAATATCCCCTGATCCGGATAGATAGGGGAACGTTAATGAAAGTGTATTATTTGATAATACCTGGTAATTTTCAATAGGCAAGAGAAAACCTGTAACATCACCAGTATATTCTGCATTAATTGTTGTTAGAGGTAAATTAACAAGACTAGTGTTATTAGAGCTAAGTAATACAGCTGTGGTATAGTCATAGTTACTACCAATAGATATGTAGTTGTATAGATTTAACGATGAAACTTGCTTATTAAGTGTGATGGACGTATTATCGTTAATCGGTATATACCCACCTGATCCATTATAGTAAATGTTAGTAATAGTTGGGGTAGCAGATAGTGTATACGACTCAATATCTGCTGTAACGGATAGACTATTATAAAATTCTTCATAATTTTGAGCGGTAATAGCCTCGACAAAATTAAAATTTCTATTTGTGTTAATAAAGTTTTGCTCTATAAAATAAATTGGTACAGAGTTGCTTGATTTCTCTCTAAATAGCCATCCTTTAATTGTAAACGAAGTATCAGCTACTACTCTAAATTTATCTGAAAAAGATGTATCAGTGGGATTGTTCATGGTAATATTTTTATTCCATAAAACCTCTGTTCTTATCTCTACTGTCTCAGTACGTGTTGATGGCTCCTTCCAGGCTATTATAATATAAGGATTACTATATGGTGCAAAGTTTGTCACTATTTGCTCCATATCTTGCATATATCTACATATAATAGACATGCTCACCTCAATGTTAATAGGTACAGGCATCCGGCCTGTAGTATTATCAACCTCGTTTAAGTAGTTATGAAAATTATTAATTTTATTAAAAACCCTATTATCATCATAAGATATAGATGTTACGTCTACAGCAACAACCGGTAAGGTTAGATTTTGAGCTTTATTAACAATATCATACATTACACGCTGCTTTGGTGCAAATACGTATCTCACCTCAACTTCTTGCTTTGGGTTACCTGACCTGTCATATCGTTTTACGACAGTATCATCAAATGCAGCAACAAACTGAGTAAGGAGATCTTTTATCTCGAAGTTATATGTATAATTCTTCACTGTAAGCTATGTACATATTTATTACAAAAATCTATCCAAGAAGTATTTTGGTAACTTATGCTTGTTTTTTATGATACTTTCAGCAATAGCACCATCAAGAATATATGTTACACAATGATCTTTTTTAGATCTAATACCCCTACCACAGGATTGTATTAGCGAGCATAGCATTTTATTCTGATACCAATGAAAATCATCTTTCATTAAACGCTCAATTCGTTTATCCTTTGTAGGTAAATACGGTGCTTTAATTATAATTTGAAACCTCGCTAAGTCATCCTTAAGATCAACACCATATGACATTGACGGTGATACGAGAACAGTAGAGTCAGACGACTGTAGATGCTGCTCTAAAATATCTTCGTTACGCACTCCAGGTTCACGATATAGATATCTATTACCAATCAACTCTTTTGAAACTGCTTTCGTAATAGCGTTTGTTTGAGTATGAATAATGCCTTTTTCATCTTTATGATGCTCGCATATCTCTTTTACTTGCTTAATAACACGCGGTAGATATTTTTGCATTGTATAATAGTTTAGCTTATACTTTGTATTGCAGATAATCGGAGCATTTTTCGGATCAAAAGAAGATTCAGTTTCTACATATTTGAATTTATCAACACCTAACGACTTACAAAAATTCTTAGGATCAATAATAGTAGCAGACATTAAGATTATCTTATCTGCATAATCGAACAATCTATGAGACAGCTTATCAACTTTCAAAGGCATAAATGTAACACCTTCTGCATCTTTTTCAAAAACATACTCTGCCTCATTCCACGAATCAATAATAAGATTAATTTTATTAAGAAGAGTATGAAGCTTAATTAGCTCATTCTTTAGAAGAATTATTAGCTTTTTATTACTACTATCTTTCTTCGAGGAAATTTCATCTTTTAGATCATCAATACGTTCAGCAATCTGCGCTGATAGAGTATTTAACCATTTTATACCTGTATTAGTAGATATATAAGGCTGTACATTAACACCAGACTTGCGTAAGGGATTATACTCTATCTTACATGTAAATTCTTTTACAAGCTGATCCTCAAGTTCAGAAGCCTCATCACAAATTATAAACTGCCTCTTCTTAAGATGCTCCGGAAGAGAGAAAAACATACTATAGTTAAGCGTATTAAATTTAGATACAAGAGCTTTGTTACGTTGTTCATAATAAGGACAGCATCTCTTTGCCCAGCATTCCTCTTTTAGTTTAGGTAAGTGTATACAAGGAGCTAGATCGACTGAAAAGCTATCATCAATACCGCATGTGTAGTTTGACTTACCTTTCAATACTTCAACATCACTAAATAACTCTTTATATTGATCTTGCAGAGTTTTTGTAATAGTTAATGCCGTACAACCAAAGCTAGGCTCCTCATTACATTCATCTTCATTTGCATAGCTGTTACCTTGCGTACGCTTAAACACGAGATATGAAGTAACTAGATCTCGAAAGTCGTCAGAACATTCTTCTGAAATATTACCTACTGTTTTAGATATAAAAGACTTACCTGACCCTGTCGGGGCGTTACATACAACAAACTTATGACCACTATCAAACGCTTCATCTATACTCTTTAACAGGTTTATCTGCTGCGGGTTAGGTTCATACCCTTCAGGAAAGCTATTAAGTAAATTTGATATCACAAATATATTATAACATCTATACAGTGTTTTTCAACACGTAAACCATACTATCGTATATTTTAGATTTAGATGAATTATCTAAAAATTTAATCTTCATCTGCAAATCTGTATTCTGGAAAATACTACTTAGATGGTAATTGAGGGTTAGCTGTTCCCCTTCATTTTTTATCTTGTATGGGTATGGCATCTCATACATTTTTGTCTTTTCGTCTATCTCTAGGAACAGCCGAATGTAGTGCTGCTTAACTTGAAAAATTTTTAATTTACCTTTCTTCAAATTTTTTTTATCAGTTTTAATAATAACATCTGATAAAAGAAAAGGCTTAAAATAATCAACTACATTCTCTAAACAGCTATTCATGAGTTCATAAAGTTTATTTTTTGTTCCGGAGACATGGGGTAAATATTATCGTTAAAATACGTCCAAAATTCTTCATTGGCAGGTATCTCATTAATTAAATCGCATTGATCCATGGAAACATTTCTATAGTTTTGCATTATTATATCCCATACTACAATAATATTATCTGCAGCCTCGTTTATCTGTTTTGGATTTCTCGGAGGTCTATAGTTTAAGGTTATACGACCATTAGTAGAGTTTAATAAACTATAGGATTTAGTGCATAGCATTCTACGCGTTGGAGGAAATCCTGGCTTAGGAGTACCTCTCACAAATCTGATTTCACATACATTATTTAAAAGTTTGCTATCAAGAGTTGCTCGTTGTACTATCATCTTTTTGCTTACAAATACCGAATACACGGTCTTCATTTAAGAAAATACCTTTAGTAACTACACCCTTACCAGTAACAGATACGTTAGAGACCGTAACACCTAGATTATTAGGAAAGATAACAATATCATCTATCTTAGCGTATTTTGTTTTCGGTCCTGCAAGGATAACACGAGCCTTCCGCCATGCTTTAGTAATTGCATTTGTAGGTACATAAATTCCATTACGCACAACTTCACCTGTTTCTGTTTCATCAATATACTCTACTAATAGTATATCGTCAAAAATCATACTAAGTTCAAAATCGTCCGTGAGTCCAATATCTCCCTCACTATGTGTTGAGAGGTCAATAAGATGTTTATGCGTGGCTAGCTGATCAATATTTGCCATATAGTTTTATTTACAAATATGTTAAAATAAATCAACATATTGTTTTACTTCCCTAAGAGAGATGTTTTTATTCTTTGCTATAATAGCAAGATCTTCATCCACCTCCTCAGTTTTCTTAACTTTCTTTACGTAGTTTATTCTCTTAAATTTAAGCCTAGGTATAAGGTTGAAATATAATCTATACAGCTTTTGCTTATCATCAAACAAAGAGCAGTATTTGTTCAATGTCTCATTAACAAAGACTGGAGTCTCTTTACCATAAAAAGATAACCATCTATTAATAAGAAAAGGTACAAATGCCTGCTCTCCCTCTACGTCTAGATCCCCTGCTTTATCTTTTTTAGAATAAAAAAGTTTATTTTGCAGTTGAAAGAAGTTCATACAATAACCTTAGTCGTAGCTACGAATTGATCTTTTACCTCATCATTGAAGTAATTACATACCTCGTTCATAAAATGAGTTGCAGCTTCGTCGCTCATATTCGAGGAGTAAGCAAATCCTGGAGCTTTACTACCCGCTTTAATATTAATACCAGTATGACCTAATGCAACGTTATCTACGCTATATGTAATAGAGACGCTTACCTTACCTAAGTTGCGTACAGTATTATCTGATCCTTTAAATTCATCTTGAACCATTAGATCGTCTCCCTTAATAAGAATATCCTTACCGGTAAAGCGAGAAAGAATATTTGCAATACCAGTATTCAATAATCGTTGGAAAGATACAGCACCAAGCGGACAGAGATTAGGAATCTCCCAGCAGAAATTTACAGCATCTTCAGAATAGATATAATCTTTCGCAAGAGTATCCTCTAAGTCAATCAAATTATCACTTACATACATCGGAGCACGAAACGCTACAATATTACCATACGGCGAAACCTCTTTTCGAAAATGCTTATAAGCAAAGCGTTCGTGAATTAAATCGCCATTATAAACTTGTTGGTCAATAATCATACTTTATTATATAAACGTTCTTTACCTAATCAAGATATTTTTTAATCCAATCCTCAACGTTAAATGTAGGTAACCAATTTAATAATTTTTTTGCTTTAGTATTATCCGCAATGGAATCCTTTACCTCACCTTTACGCGGCGGCAGCTGAGTTTGATTCTTACTTATCATATTAGCTATATCTACTACACTATAACTTTTACCGGTACCTAAATTTATTACTTGACCAACCGGCTTTTTATTATTTAAATCACCTGCAAGAATATTCCCACGTGCAATGTCTTTAACATGTACAAAATCACGTGTACTACTTCCATCTCCTACTATTGTTAGACTTTCTTTGTTTTTATTCTGTCTCAAGAAGATTGATATAACAGGAGCATATTGACCTCTTACTGGCTGTCTTTCACCGTACACATTAAAGTATCTAAAAATGACTGTTTCTAAGTCAAATAACTCAGTATACATTTTGCAAAACTTCTCCCCAGCTACCTTAGAGACAGAATATGGATTCAAACAATCTTCAATCATGTCTTCTCTTTGAGGTACGCTGTTCTTTAAACCGTAAGCAGCTGACGTGGAACTATAAACAACGCGTTTAACACCGGCCTCGTAAGCGCATTGTAATACACAGCAAGTACCTAAAGTATTCTTTTTTGCTGCTAAAAGAGGATTATTCATTGTAGGTTGAATACGAGCTTCTGCTGCTAGGTGATATACAACACTCACATCTTTATAGAGATGTTTTGTTCTATCATAATCTGCAACATCTTCTTCGAAATAAGTAGCTTTGCTATTATAAAAAAAATTTTCATTTGATTCACTCGAGAGATCATCAATCACTACCACATCATATTTATCCTTGACTAGTTCATCAACTATAGTTGATCCAATAAACCCGCACCCTCCGGTAACTATTACTTTACGCATAGAAAATTTATTTATATGATAAAATTAAATCAAATGCTAAGGATTTAAAATGATTTTTTAAAATCTCTGTATTTGGAACGACACAGTGACCTCCTATTTTTTCAGGAGCATACAAAACTGGTCTAACTACATTTTCTTTTCCTAATTTTTTATATCCTTCGTTATAACTTTTATTGTAATTCGTGGAGACCTCCTCAAAGTTTACTTCTAGTTGATCACATATCTTCTTAACTTCTCCATGCCAAGCTATGCATAACCCATAATATGTAGTATCTAAAAGCTTAGAGATTTCTGAGGTAACAGAAGAAACTTTTTTTACCTTTAAACCTAAAGATACTAAATGTTTTTGTAATGTAGTATCATCAAAATCACAACCAAAATATGACTCGAACGTAAGTAGCCCCTGTAATAAATTAGGATGTATTCCTCTAACCGGTGAATGACATACTTTAAAAATGTTATCAGTTTTGTTGTTTATATTTTTTGTAGTATGAGGAGCTACAGTGGAGTGAATAATACAATATTTTGGTTTATTTTTTTGTAAGGTTTCAATAATTGTTTCCTCGAAAGTATCTGAAAAAGGTATACATACATGCAAAATATCCAAGTTATTAAGATCTACATTATTTGCCAAATCTTTTATTCGAGGCGTCTCTTTATATAAAGAGCATACAGCTTTACCAACTTCTCCGTAACCTAGTATTCCTATATTATTCATTGATATAATTAATTATGGGTTTAAAATTGTCTTCATATTCTTCATACGGTCTTAAAAAATTGCATGTAACATATTGACCACTTTTTAATTTTTCTGTATCAATACCCCACCACGATCTATCTATCCAATCTTTTCTAATATCTACTCCTCTTTCTACATGCTGTATATTATTAATATTAAAATGTTCTACAAGCTTAACTATTAATCCCTCATCAGAAAAATTATTGTCTGTTATTTTTCTACCCTCATTACATGTAAATGTTTTCCAAAAGTTAAAAAGTTCAAAATATTCCAAATCATTCGGATTAAAAATATTTTTAAAATTATGACCTTCAGAAGTTACAGTACTTACTGGAAAACTTAAGTGGTGAGGTGATCCCGCGTAAACTTCTTTACCTACAGCTAATATTTGGTTTGATTTTCTTAAGGAAGTTTTATTAGCGAAATATTCTCTTTGCAGGGGTATAGTATCAACATCTTCAATTGAACATATCTTGTTTTGGGTTGTTGATGCAAGTAAAAATCTAGCCATTTTAGCTACATTTTTAGTTGGTATTCCATCAACTGGTTTGTAGATAACTACTTTATCATAAATATCTTGTAATTTTTGCACCTCCTCGTCACTTTCTGATCTTGTTGTAACGAAAGCGGCGTACAACTCTATTTCAGGAAAAAATTTCTTCCAAGCCTTAGCTACTATTGGAAAAAACCCTTTAAAATTTTCGTCCGAACTTACTACTATTGTATCAAACATTCTAAAATTGAGGTTTTGTTTAATTTAGAGTTATCTTGATATATTATATCAATATTTGCTTTTTTAAATATTTCTGCATCTATATAATTTATACCACTAGGTCCAGAAAAATAGTGGGTAGCATTATATTTTTTACATATTTCTAATAACCTTTCACTTCTTTTTAGTTTAGTTGGAAAATCAGAAACAATTTCTGTAGTTATGTTTAACTCTTGGCAAATATGTTTAATTATTCTGGTATTTGTTGATAGTAGATTATCAGATATGCAATAATCCATTTTTTGTAAAGTTTTTTTGTGATCTGGTAATTTTCTTTTTATAGTTTCCCAATCTTCTTTCGCATTTATGTATTCTTTTTCTATGATTGGGTCATTACCTTTTTTTACTCTTAAAGTTTGCCATCTATCGTTGATTTTAAATCTATTTTGAAAATTATTTTTTTCAAATTGACAGTGTCCCATTATGACAAAAATATCAGCCTCAGATATTTTTTGGAAGAACGGAAACCATGGTAAGAAATTAGGTTGATGTATTGAAATAATCATTTGATTTCTGTAAATGTAAATAAATAATCTTGCTCGCCATGTTGTGAATCGTTATCATCTATTATTTTCGCTAATGAATCTTTTATATTATTAAAGTTATGGTCAAACTTATCAACTTCTAAAAAGTCATACAAATTATTAATAACATTTTCAGTATCACCTGTTAAATCTTTATAGTCAATATACATGACATCAATATCATTGTTTTCTTCTAAATACTTTTGATATGTGTAAATCATTCTTGCTGATGTTTGTACATTTCCATATTGTGATAAGTAAGACATAATGTCT